GGTACGCAAAGACTCTAAACACAGGCCGTTTAGAGCCACTTAAACTCGCCCCGGCCTACACAACAACCAAGGTCGTGTCAAATTGTGTTAAGGGGGCTGGTGGAGTGGGAGTGGGGGAGAATATGCGGCCCACCGGCACTTTGCGCGGGTCTTACATATAGCCCTATCGCCCATATAGGCGGGTTCTACGGCCGTATCTCGGATCCTTTGGTATGGGGATGTGGTAAAAACCTGGAACTCGGCAAAGGTCACTAAAACAGTTTTTAGGGGGTTTTCTTATTGGTCAACTTTTGGGGAACATCTCAAACCATCGTCCCAAAATAGGGGGGTTTTTTATACCCCATACTTTGGGGGGTGTTTAGGGGGACTCGGTTTTTTTGGGGGTTCGGTGTGTGTTGGGACTCCCTCCCTCCCTTTCCCTCCCTTTCTTTCCTCCCTCCCATCCAAAACTATATCCCATAAAAAAACCCCCTAAATAGGGGGTCTTTCTTACTTTGGGTTTTGGTCTTGTTAACTTGGATCAATTACAAAACCGCTTTTGTCGGTTATTGCTTTACCCTTTGCTACCAATCCCAAAATTTTGGATTTATGCATTAACATTTCAATATCTGATTTATCCCCATCAGTTACAATATGACTCAAACCATCAAAAGAATACTCTTTTGGTAATTGCTTCCTAAAAACCGCTGAGACATTATTGCCCAATTCTAAAGCCATATTGCACTCTTTCTCATTTCCTTTCTGATGGCTAAAGCAAAGAGTATAATTGGTTTGGTGGTATTTTTTAATATAATTAAAGACCTTCGTATAATCGTAAAGCAATAAACCGCTTTTGTCGCTTTCATATGTGGTAGAAAATTCAAGGATATCTAAGCCAATACGATTTTTAAGGATTTGAATAAAATCTAAATCAGATGTTCCGTTAATTCTTAAGCAAATTTTGGAATTGGTATTTATTGCTTTTGCGTATAGTTTGGTAATTTCTTTGCCTAATTTTTTGCAAAACTCTTGTCTATGTTTTAGGTAAAATTCGGTTTTTGCAATCCTTGAAACAATTACTGATTTATATACAATTGCTCTACCACTTTCAAACAAACAAGGGTTAATACATAAATCAGCCTTAGGGCAAAGGTTAACCCCTAAAGAATTGGCTTTATGTGGGGATAAATAAAGAATTTTTGTATCTAAGATGTTTTTTGCGGTTTTTGCGTTTGAGTCACCTTTGCCCAATAATTCCAAAGAATTGGTATTTAGGTGTTTTTCTACCAATTCTAAAATCCTTGAATTGGTATAGGGGTTTGGGGTTTGGGGGATGGTTTGCATAGTTTGGGGGTTTTTAGGGGTTTGGGTTTGGGTTTATTGGTTTGTTGGTGTATTATTTAGGATATTATTTTCTACAAATTCGTAAATTTCGTCTAATTCATTCTCATTTAAATTTTTGGGACTCCAATACGAGTCCAATTCAATTTCAACGCCAAAGTCAAAATCATCACCGCTTAAAATCGCAGTTCCGCAAACCTCATTCCCTTTGTACATAAAAGAGAATGAATAAGTAGTAGTTTGGCTTTGAATTTCTTTTGTAAAATTTTCCATAGTTTTAAAATTTAGGGGTTTGGGTTTGGTTTATTGGTTATTTATTAAGTTCAAATTGCATATCCAAAGCAAAACAAAAGTAAGTTTTACCCTCAAAATCTATCTTTGGTAGTTCAAAACCGCCCAAAATATAGGTTTGGGCTTTTGGGCAAAAAACACCCAAAATTTGGCTTTGGGTTAAATATGTGATATCGTCTTGGTTGAATTGAGATAGGTATTTATCTATGGTGTTTTGGTCAAAATAGGGGATTGGGTGAGCCTTTGAAAAATGACCAACAAATAAACCTTTGTAGGTTTTGTCATTTGTTCCTTTAAAATTTCTAATTTCGTTAAACATAGTTTAGGGGTTTTGGGGTTAAAGAATAAACAAAGATAAAATTATTTATCTATGTTTGAGCCATCCAAACAAAGTTTTTTTTTCAAAAATCCCCAAAAACCGCTTTGACAGTTTTGCGTCCAATTTTTTAGACACTTTTGGATCCATTCGTCCAGTTTTTTGTACATCGTCCACTATTTAGGTCACCAATGACCTATTTTTAGGACATTGTCCACTTTCCTGGACACCGGTTGGATCCGCTGACGATGGCTTGACGATTGACGATTGACGATACCTTGACGATAGGCTGACGATAGGCTGACGATTCTTTGACGATTGATAAAATTATTTTTTGACGATGGTTGCAAGTAATAAAATTATATATAAGTTTGTGTCAACAAAACCCCTACCAAATGAACCACCCAACCCCCATTCCCTCCATCGTTTCTTTGTCCCAGGGCAATTTGACGATCAACACCGCAACCGGTCAGATCACCTGCGCAGGCATTGACGAAGGTACTTTTGGCGATTTGGAGATTGACCAAATGGTTGACCTACACGCTCAATTGACTGACGAATTCGGCCCGTTTGGCGTGACGATTTACCGCCACCTTTGCGGTCTTTTGACGAACTAAACCAATTAACCCTAAACCCTATCAATTATGAAAAACCTAACACCACACCAAGAGCAACTCATTGATGAAATGATCACCGAGTTCTCACGCATCAACCCCAAGCCATCCGTGGATGGGAAGAAACGCTTCAGCATTGCATCCATTGACGAATGCAACAAAGAAGAAGACCGGTTCCTCCAAACGATGGCCGCGCACAACCGAGCCTTCTTGGAAAATGCAATACCAAAAATGCAAGAACAATTCCAAGGGTTTGCGAGAGAGTTCGGTGAAGTCGTATCAATTCATCTTGGCAATGAGAGAGGGCATTACACCTTTGATGGCATCAGAGAGTTGACATCATCCTATGCTGAAATAAGGGTAGTTCCAAAGTGTAAATCCCAAAATTACCGAGAGGACGGGAAAACTGCTACATTCTACGCTGGCATTAAATCGTCACGGGAAAGCACCACGCTGATTAGTGGCGAGAAAGTCTATTCGTCCAAGTACGAGTCTATATGGTGGGGGCCAAATTGGCATCCATCAAGTGACGGGAGTGACGGGTGGGGAAAGACGCGGGAATCTCTTGAGGAATTTCTTCAGAGCAATGAAAGATTGCAACAAGCCATTGTAAAAATAGCAAACATAAAATAACCCACAACCCGTGAAACAGTTAATCCAAATCTACTCTAACCTTGACCCGATGACCGAGCTTTTTGTCGCGTCCTGCGTTTTGATGCTCATCTTTATGATGATGACCAAACTCATCGCCTACCTCTTCCCAACCCGATCCAACCAACCCCAAAAATTCTAAGCTATGGCCTTTCATCGCAGAACATCCTATAAGCCCACCCTAAGCCTCGCAGAACGCGAGGCAAGGGCAGAGGCCCGATTCCAAAAGAAAGTCGCTCAGGACGAAGCAAAACGGGCAAAGAGCGCATTCAACTACGCAACGGCCGGAGGGGAATATGTGCCGACCGAGCGACAGTTCAAAGCCACGGCCATAATGCTTTGGAATCAAACTTGTATTGAGGATCCGTTGGTGTTTATGTCGGCCCAAACGGTTAACCTTGGCTTTTTGACGAGTATCAAAGTCCACCACGACCATATCCACCGGGTGAATGAGTTCATCCGCAACAACCCATCCTTGAACTTATGACGATTCGTGAAACCTTGAGGGCCGGTCTTCCGGCCGACATCGCCTCGGCTGCGATCTTCAACCTGCAATCCCAGGGCTACGGCCCTAAGCGTTTGGCCCATTCGGCCGATGACCCCTGCGATGACCTGGCCGATGCCTTGATGAGCTTTATTTGGGGCGATACTGACGAGGGCTTTAAGTATTGGGAGGCGATCTACCTCAAGCACAAACCAACTGACGATGGCTGCGTCCTTTGATAATGGTCTTGATGACTCCCTTGCGATGAGCCAAGGCAAGAAGCGCAAAGGGATTTCCTTGGATTTCCTTATATGGAAACGCAAGGCCAAGTCCATCGTTGACCCTTACGAATTGGCCGAACTGATGAGCCAGTATTACCTTGACCAAGCCTCTGACATCTCCGATCCACAGGTCAAAGCCCTGACGATGCTTGCGATTGCAGGGATTGACTTTGATGCCATTGCTTTGGAGTTGATTGAGACCACGCACTACGAGAAAGACACCAAGAACTGATGCACAATTCCCCATCCATCAAGGGATCCGTCTCGTTGACTTTTGACGAGGCAAACCGTTTGCTCTTCGTGATGAAGAAGGCCGGGCTTGAGGACACCGCGTCCTTCCGCAGGGTGCATACGCGAATCCGGGAGATCGTTGACTTCCACCTCTACAACACCAAAGTACCGGTGGGCGATGCCTCGCACTATTGGTGCAACAAACGACTGCCTCCAGGGGTCTCAAGGAGTTCTATGGGGCCATTCTTCCCCCTGCCTCCGGCCTTGGTCTTTGACCTCAAAAAGTACCTGGTGGAGGGCGATTTGGTGACGATTGCGAATGAGAACAATTGGAACTACGACTCCGTGAAGAAGTGCCTTGAACTGCCCCGGATTTATCGGAATAAACACGGAGTGACGAAGATTTCCAACCCTCCATCACGCTACCCTCTCGCGATCATTAATCAGTTGATGAAGACCGCTGAGAATAACCGTAGGCACAAAAAAGATTTGAGAACAACGAGATTACGCTTGAGAATTTACATTGAAAAAAACCTTAAACCCTTCTACAATGAATTTGAAATTATCCAACCCTACATCCCCGGAACCCCTCGCCAACTGGCTAAAGCACATAAAGAAAGTGTCCGGACGAAGTTTGAAGCCGGATTGGTCGGAAGTGATCCAACCGTTCCGAGTAAATTGGACGCTTTACGGCCAATACTTGGAAGCGAGAGCAGTCTTGATGGGAGCGAAGAATGAATTTGACAACCTTTAAACCAAACCAAATGAACAAACAACCACACCACCTGTACCGCCACGAAATCATCAAGTTGCTGATTAAACGAATGGATTACACGATGCAGTCCTTTGCCGATGATGCCAAGGTCAACATCGCCACCATCTTTAATTGGATGCGCAAGCCCGAATCCTGCCGGAGCGAAGCGCAAGTTGAAACGGCCTTCCTCGGCAGGGTTGAACAAACCAAAGTCATCCCTGTCAAGAAAGCGAAGGCAATTCTGCGAAATTCCGAATTAACCCTCAACATCAGCCAAAGCGAATACATCCGGGTGATGATGGATCGGCACAAGATTACAGTTGACGCATTAGCGAAGGAATCGGGCATTGAGCGCAACCAAGTGTACTTCTGGACGCAAGGGAAGAAGGAAGGCATCCGATTTGACGAGACTCTAAAAAATTATTTTACCAAAGCGATACAGAATCACCACGAAGCCTTATATTTGTGAACACTTTTGTTAATACCTAAACCCCAAACCAATGACACTACTTGAAAAATGCAATGCCGATGTTTACAAGGCCATCCTTGACAAGAAATCGGAACAACCCGTAATTGGGGAGAAACTCATCACTATCCTGCAAAATTGCGAAGAATATATTGATTTGACTTGCTCCGATATGCTTTGGTTCTCTGCCCATCTTCCTTGGCCAATATGGGACCGCAAGATCCACACCTTCTACCTCCTTTTTGAATCTCAACAAATCACTACAATGCCTTAAACTATGAAAACAAACCTCTCCTCAGAGCAACTTGCGCTCATCGCCAAGCCTCTCCCACCGCAAGCCGTAAAGGCTCACCCAACCCGTGCCGGGATGTCCACCATCAAGGCCATCTTTGTCACCGAACGCTTCAACGATGTCTTCGGAGTCGGTGAATGGATGATTAGAACCAAACTCCTTGCGCCTATCTCCACCATCACTCGCACCACCTCCTATGGTAAGGAGCGCACCGAGTACACGGCTCTGGCGAAGACGATTCTTGAAGTCCCGGCATACGGCATTTATTACGAGTGCATTGCGTCCTCCACCAACGATGATATGGGCGATGCGGCCAAGGGCGCGACCACCGATGCAATCACCAAAATCGCATCCTACATCGGAATCGGCATTGCGGTGTTCAAGGGTGAACACGATGCCCCTGTAAAGCCCCCTGTTGAACGAACGCCTGCTCCTGCGACCACGACTGCTCCTGCGACAAAGAAGCGCACCACCGAGCCGGTTGTTGTCCCAGAGGCTCTTCGTAAAATTCATCAAGAGTACATCATCTCACGGGCCGCTTTGGGTTCACCCGAAGAGCAATCCGACCCACGCTTTGTGCCGAACGATTGGGATGCCGACCGCTATCAAAAAGGAATCAACTATTTCAACGCTAAAAAGAAGAACTAATGGAAAACCTCATCACTATCCCACGGTCAAATGTCAGCAAGGCTGATATTCAGACCTTTGCTTCCACCCTCATTGAGCAAATCAACGAGGGCCAAGTCAACGCTCTGGAAGCCCACATAAAACTCAAAGCGATGATTAAGGCGATTGACGCAGTAATCAAGGCCACCGAAGAAGTGGTCAGCGATGAAGCAGGCAAACACCCCGGCAAGAGCTTTGATGTCTTCGGAGCCAATGTCCAAATGAAGGAAGGTTCGGTCGGCCCGAACTGCGACACCGACCCGGTGTATGCCCAAATCAAGGCGCAACTGAAAGACCGGGAAGAACTGCTGAAACTTGCGTTCAAACAAGCGGGGAAGGCGATGATTACAGATCCGACCACGGGCGAAGAAATCCCCATCTGCGAACCAAAGGCCACCAAAGGAAGCATCGCAATCACATTCAAATGAGCCAACAAACTGCGTTGGAGTGGGTAATCCAGGAATTACGCCTCCGTGAACTTGAAAAGATGGAACTCAGCAAGGGTGAAACTCGCCTTACCGACATCCTTGAGAAGGGTCTTGCAATGGAGCAGGAGCAACGCCACGAATCTTACCACCGGGGTCTGCAAGACTGTTCTGAAGTTGAGCCATCGGGCGCTGAATAAATCACTCATTAACCCAAAAAAACAAACCTATTGAATTAAATATCCATCAAAAATCAAAACCCCAAACCAATGAAAAAACTCTTATTCATCCTCCTCCTGCTCACCTCCTGCGTTGCTGAAGACCAACCAACGCCCTACGAATACCGAGTGACCGGCACATCGGGCAACTACTCCGTGACCCTCCAAAACGCCTACAACAACACCCAACAATGGAGTGAGGTGGGCAATGGGTGGTGGTACAAGTGGACACAAACGGGCAGTAACCGATGGCTCTACATCTCGGCCCAGAACAACAACGCCTCTGGAAGCGTGACCGTGGAAATCGTCCGTGGCGGTCGGGTCGTTGCATCCAACACCTCGTATGGTGGTTACACCATTGCGACAGTTTCGGGCAGATATTAACCTCATAACCAATGCTTAACCCCGAATTTACCTTTTCACCAACTTGGTGGAGGCTCTCCCGGCTTGGGAAGGAGCCAAACCTCATCCGTATTGCGGCCTTGGACTTCTTCTGCGACTACACCGCAAACGAGGGGAAGATGAGCGTTAACGAAGCCCTGACCATCCTCGGAGAACCCGTTTTGGAAGCCTTAATCGGTAACGAAACGCTCGTTGTGGATGGCGAAAACATCCGCATCCCCTACCTTGATTCGCAGAAAAAAACCAAAATTGAGCAAATAAGATTATATATAGATAATTATAAAGATATAGATAACTATATTACTATCAGAGATAATTATAAACATATAGATAACTATATTACTATCAGAGGGAGAGATAAGATAGATAGGGATGATAGAGGGGGTATGGGGGAGAAAGAAGGGAAAGAAAGAAAAGAGAGGGAGACAACCCTGGAGGGTAGAAAGCGCAGAGGCTCCATCTACGACCACGACCAAATGATCCAAATGTTTGAGGGCTTTTGGGAATACTACGACAAGAAGGTCGGCAAGGACAAAGCGATGGTCGCTTGGTTCAAACTGACGGACGAGGAGGTGGAGAAAATCAGAAATACCCTTCCCGCTTATTTAGAGGCTCACCACGAGAAGAAGTACCGCAAAGACCCGGTAAGATACCTTTCGCATAAAGCGTTCAATGACGAGCTTGTAAATGCGTCAGAGAGGCATTCACAATTTAACCAATCCAAAACCAATGAATCAACCCCAATCAAGCATTACGCCCCTGAGCCCGGAATTGTACGCTGAGTACCAGGATCGGATGCTCGGCATCCTCATCTGCGAAATCCTCAAGCCGGGTGACATCGTCCTGCAACTGCGGGAGGAATACTTCGAGGAAGGGAAGCGCAGGAATGTCTTTCGGGCCATTCGCGAACTCCGCAAGGAGGAGGTTCCGATCAACACGCTGACCGTCCACCAGAAGTGCAAGGCTCTCAACTTTGGCATTGACCCGGTGTACCTGGCAACCATTGACAACGGCCTCTACACCGCAGACGGTTGGAAGCACTACCGGTTTGAACTGCACCAACGCTTTGTGCAGAGTCGCATCCACGAAATCAAGGTGGAGTTCTTGAAGCATCAAGATGTGGACAAACTCTACAACGAGATGCAGGAGATTCGTTCTCTTGACCCCGATCCGATTGCGACCGAGGCCCACGAATTGCTTGTGGGCTATATGATGGAATTGGACTCCATTCTTTCGGGTCGGAAGCCAAGCCGCATCACGCCCACCTACCACCCCAACACCGACCGCCTTATCACCGGTTTCAAGCCTTCCGAGTTCATCATTCTGGGAGGCCGACCTGCGATGGGGAAGACAACCCTTGCGGTGCAGTACGCCTTGAACCAAGCCCTTGCAGGACGGCCCGTGGCCTTCTTCACGATGGAGATGTCCACCGACCAATTAATGACCCGACTTGTCAGCAACCTTTCGGACATTGATGGCGAAGCGTTCTTGGATGCCCAAAACCGCATCACCCCGCAGGACTTTCAGCAGATGGGCATTGCGGTGGACAAGGTGAAGAACGCTCCCCTGCACATTGTGGACATCCCTGGGGCCGACCCCGCAAGGATTGAGTTGGAGTTAATGAAACTCATTAAGACCCACAAGATTGAGGGGGCATACATAGACTACCTTCAGTTGATTTCGGCCCTGCCAGAGGATAGGAGCAAGGCGAGGATTGAGCAGGTCACGAACATCTCCAAGTACATCAAGGCGATATGCAAGAGGCTGAATATATGGCTCTGCGTGGTGTCTTCGTTGTCGCGGAATGTGGAGCAGAGGGAGAGCAAAAGGCCCAAGATGAGCGATTTGAGGGAAACGGGACAGTTGGAATTTGATGCCGACAAGATTCTATTCGTCTATCGGCCTTCGGAGTATATGGATGATTCAGATTACAACAAGGACGAGTTGAGGGATGTTATGGAAATCCTATTTCGCAAGAACAGGAATGGCAGTATCGGTACTGCAATGGCTAAAGTTCAACTACAATACACAAAAGTGTTGGAATTTAGCGGAGATATACCTACCTTTGAGGAGAAGATTGCAACCAAAAAAGCCCCATTTTAATGAAATACGGATCCGTTTGCTCAGGCATAGAGGCCGCCTCGGTCGCTTGGCACTCCCTTGGATGGGAGGCTCAATGGTATTCGGAGATTGAGCATTTCCCTTCGGAGGTTCTCAAGCACCGTTTTCCCGATGTTCCGAACCTCGGAGATATGACTCAATTAACATCAAACCCCACATTCAATGAAAAATCAATTGACCTTTTGGTCGGAGGAACACCGTGTCAATCCTTCAGCGTTGCCGGACTTAGAGGTGGCCTTGCTGACCCACGAGGAAACCTTATGCTCACATTTCTCGCATTGGCTGACACAAAGAAACCCAAGTGGATTGTCTGGGAAAATGTCCCCGGTGTGTTGTCAAGTAACGGAGGAAGGGATTTTGGAACCTTCCTCACAGCGTTGGGGAACATCGGGTATGGGTTCGCCTACAGGGTTCTTGACGCTCAACACTTCGGAGTCGCACAAAGACGCAGAAGAGTGTTTGTTGTCGGATACCTTGGAGACTGGAGACCTGCCGCAGCGATTTTATTTGAGTCCGAAAGCCTGCAAAGGGATTCTAAGCAGAGCCGAGCGAAGAGGCAAGAAACTCCCACCGATGCTCAAGGAAGCGTTGGAACAACAGGCTTCGCAGGAAATGTAGAGAGCCAGGTAGCGGCTTGTTTGCAAACAACTTGCGATGACTATAGCAGAGCCGATGGATTCAACACGGTTATTGAGCAAGTCGCTCAACCCATTGCATATTCCTTTGATTCTCTTGCGTCCAACTCAATGAAGTCCTCCAATCCCAATAGTGGATGCAGGGAGGTTGAAACAAGCAAGACCATTGACACGACTACTCCCGAACCATCCAAGAACCAAGGAGGGATCGCAATCGCTCAACCCATTGCCGTGGACTGCTTTAACCAAACCATCAACGAGAAGACCACGCAGACGATTGGCTCTTCGGCTTCGGATGTGAACCATTACGGTGCGGTGTTGGAGCCAAAAGCGGTTGACTTTAGAAATAGCAAAATTGATGGTGATGTTACGATGACTTTGCAAAGCAAACCAAACGGAGGCTATTCGGTAAACTATCAACCCGGAGTGTTGCAGACAATGGCTATCAGAAGATTAACCCCCGTTGAATGTGAAAAACTTCAGGGATTTCCTCCAAATTGGACGAAAATACCCTATCGCAACAAACCCGCTGACCAATGCCCCGATGGGCCGAGGTACAAAGCCTGCGGTAACTCAATGGCCGTACCGGTGATGCGATGGATTGGACAAAGGATTGAGTATGTTGAATCCTTAATGAAAGACCTATGAAATACGCAGGAATGTGTCCAGAACACGGATTGATAGCACACGATGCTCCAAAGGCAATGCTTGACATTAAGACCGGGCCATACTGCCCATACTGTGGTAAACTCGTTTTGGTTCTGAAAACGGATAAAAAGAAGAAGAAATAGAAATGGAACACAAAGTTGGCTTGATTGAAAACAAGATGGTGGAGAACATCATCTCGGTGGTTGCGTCCTACTTCAGCATCACTCCAGAAGAGTTGCAGAAGAAGACTCGCAGGGCCAACATCGTCCACGCCCGGCAGATCTGCACCTTCCTCATCCGCAAGTACACGAATGTCAGCAAGTACGCCCTTGGTCGCGTTTATTTCAACCAAGACCATAGCACCGTCATTCATTCGCTCCGGCTGATTGAAGAAGAGCAGGCTATCAACACCCGCGGAACGAGCCGAGACTTAGAGAACCTCAGCGACATCATTGAGGGCAAAGCACCGGCATTCAAGGCGAAGGTCAAGACCAAGTTCTGCGTTTTGGTTCGGTGCGAGAATATGAAGGACGAGTATTATGGCTTTTGGGACAACTCGGACGAAGCCAATGTCTGCCTCCAGGATAGAATCAAGTCGCTTGTCGGTAAGAAGAAAGACCGATGTGTTGAGAGTACGATGATCAAAGTGAAGATGATTAACAATGCCTAAACCCAAATCAACCCCCTTAGAGCTATTTATGGATTGGCTATCCAACCAACCCGGCTTGGTGCTGAAGACCGTAGTAATGAAGAAGGCTGACAAACTTCATCAGCGCGAGGAACTCAATCACTTGAAGGCCGCCTATGCAGAAGGGTACGACAACTACTCGCACCCCAAGAATTACACGATTGACGCTTCCGAATGGTATGCCCGGAAGTACAAGCGTTCCGAAAAAATTGGCTGCCGAAAACCTAAACCTTTCTACAAACCCAAAGAAAATGTCACAACAAAACCCACCAAAAGTTTACGCAAAAGGGATTTACGTTAACAAGAAGATTATCGCAGGCAAGGAGCTTGTTGAACTCTCTTTTAATGCAGACCAATTCGCTGCCTGGCTTCAGGAACACAAAGACGATAAGGGCTATGTCCGAGTCGCTTGTTGGCCGAAGCGCGAAGTGGATAAGTACGGCACTCACAATGCCGAGTTGAATACCTGGAGACCTACCCCAAAGGCAGATGTTCAGGAGACCAAAGATGACCTTCCATTCTAATGGGGTCAGTCTTTAAATGGCCGACCATCCTTTGCGGATTGTTGTGCATTGCGAAGCTCATCAGCCCTACGATTATTTCGTGGGGTTGGTGCTTTGCTCCCTTATGGATTACGCTGATGTTCGTCTTCGTGGTGTTCATCGTCATCCTGCTGACCTCGTTCTTCATCAAGCCAAAACACCTAACCAATTAACCCCAAGACCAATGAAATGGATACGCCCCAAAGACCAAATGCCCAAGGAGGGCGAACCCGTGCTGATAACTGATGAGGAAGGATTGCAAATCGTTGCTTGGTATAGCACCGCTGACTATATGTGGTTCTCCGAGAATCACGCTTGGTTTACTGGCGAAGTCAACTACTGGATGCCCATTCCCGAAATCGTTTAAGTTATGAAGATGTACCGTTTAAGGTCGGCCAATCCAAAATCCGACTTGTTTTTAATGGCAGAAAATGTGAACGAACTATCCTTTTCGTTGTACCCTTATGTAATAA